AATTCTTATTGTTATAGTTGCGGCTGCAGTTGATCCATCCCCATTTACCACTGCTCCTGTGGCTTGCACAGTGTTCAGTACTTCTAAATCTTTAAAAATTGCAGATCTTTGATTTTCAGGGTCAACTAAAGTAAACTCAAATTTGCTAGATGCTATATCCTGTGCTTTTTGATCTTCGTTTTTAAACGTGAAAGAGAGTGGGTTTGACACTCCTTTGTACAGCTTTAATCGTCTATCGTACACCATTGGATTCCTTCCATGATAACCAGTTGTGTATACAATTACCACGTTCTTTAGTAAATACCTTGATACAGTTTGCATAGTTCATTGCTCACTGTATTTATTGAATATACTATGAATGAAATTTTTGAAACCCTAAAGACCAAATTCCCATTCTTATCGCTTATACGTAAAGGTGATTTGGAATATGTGGGCATAATACAGAATCAAGATAATCAAGTAACGAGCTTCTATGATTACGGTAGGATTATGTTACCAGCTGATAAAATGAAGTTTTTAAGATTGGGAGAAACTTGGTGGTGGGAATCTAACAGAAAAATACCAATTAATATATTTCTTAAGAAAGATTTTGTTTATTTTAGAAGCACGATAGTCACACTATCCACCAAAGATATAAAAATTGTACATGGTCCTGTGGTAAGATTAGATGATATATCCAAGAAAAGAATCAAACGCAGAACTATACAGTTGATGCGCCGACCAGTTTAATTTTTCTTTTTCTTTTTCTTTTGTTTGGACCATCTGTTATCGTCCATGGTCTTAGCAAAGACAGCAATTGAAAGTGTAATGCACACAACTGTCAAAATCAATAAAAGTTCACCCATCAGTCTCGATCCTTGTAATATATATATAGTGCTAGAGCACAGATTAATCCTGTGCTAAGTGCTAACGGTCCTAAACCAATGTAGGCAACTTTTTGTGATCCAGAGTTATTCCACACAGTTTGGTACAATAACACAGCGCCAGGACCCAGTAACAACCAAACTATCGGTAATATCACATACTCAGGAAGATTTCTTATAAATTCAATAATTTTTTTCATCACAGTCTATTTATAAGAAAGATTTCTATGTATTCTTGTGTATGAGATTCATCTGTACTACAATGGCTTGAGCGTAGGCCACAGCGTGTGATTTCTTAAAAAAATAACTGTCATCTTTGGGTCTTTGCCAAACTTCTTTCAATATTTCAGACCAATACTTGTGCATAAGATTTCTTTTGGCCGGTCTTATGATTGCTAATACTGCTGCTAACTGTTCTATATTCTTTGGTTCTAATTTAGATACAATATCAAAATGTCCGTTGATATGAAACAGCCGATCTACAACATTTTTATCTTTTAACATGTTCCAATCTGGCTCTTCCAACATTAACTCTACTAATTCTTGTTCAGTTTTTATAACTTCATAAAGGTTTACATTTAATAAATCTATTTTAAAATAACCACGCTCTTCTGCTTTCTTATAATCAAGACTGCAACAATTATTAATAGGATCCACAGGTACCTCTTGAAAGTACACACCTGTCTTATGTTTCTCTACATCGTCGTCCTTGATGATAGCGGCAGGCACATGTTTAAAAAGTTTCAGTGCTTGTTCTCTATTTGCAAAATCTATATCTACATCAGGCATTAGTTGTATTTCCTTCTATTGGTTGCTGATCTTATCAATGAACCTTTTTCTTTGTCAATAAATTCTAATATGTCTAGTGTTAATTTATAACCTTTGCTCTCTTGTGCGGGATTGTTCACTTCTGGCAGTATCACTTGACCAATAGACCCATCTTCTTTGATCACTATGATTGAATCTCCCACAGCAACATCTATACTCTCTTCTATTGCAATCTTACTACTCAATTTTCGCCTCCCGTGCTGTCTCTTGCACAAATAGAGCATCTGCCATATTGGTCTTAAATCTGTTTGACCAAAATTCTGGATTAATAAATCTCTGTACCATTTGTAATTGTTCGTCTGTGAATGATTTTAACATTTTTTTACCAGCTGAACAACCGAGTACTAACCATGGAGATAATTTGCCAGTTTGTATGTGTTGCACTGCTCGAGGTGTATTAACCAAACGAAAATAATCTGCCCATTGTACATTCTGTTCCTCGGCCCAATCCATCATGGTTTGTATGCTTCTTTGTAGAGCTGCTTCCACTGGTTCTGTTTTAAGTGTGTCTATGAGATAAGCCTCGTAAAGATCATCTCTAGCCCAGTTGTCTAATTTAATTCTAGAGCGTACCACATAGTCCACATACTTCTCTGGATATAGAGGATTAACATGCATGATGTATCTGCCAAATTTTACAAAAGCATTATAGTATGCGCTCTTACAAAAGTCTTCGTAAGTTTTTGGTTTTCCATTATTCTGATGTACTTGATAAAATTTTTGAAATACTAAGAAAGCATTCTGCACCCATTTTTCATTTTTTTGTAAATGTCTACGTTTGGGTTCACACACGTGAACTTGAAGAGTTCTTTCTTTTGTAAAACTCTTGCCGCAGAATGTACAGGTGTTAAGATTGCTTTCCATGATCCTCTAGCAGTTGTTCTAGTTCGCCGTCGGTTATGATCTTATCTAATGTTTCTAAATCTGACTGTTTAGTATTAGGATAAATGTCCATTAAAGTTTGTAAAGATTTGTTCGGAGTTTTTTTCATAGGTTTGATCCATGGATGAAACTGTTGTTTTAATCCGCCACACATAGAAGTCAACTGCCAACAAAGTTTTTTGTGTTTGCCGCTTAATGTAAAAAGATGTTTATTAACAAATTCATTGATCATTTCTACATAATGTTCTTGATAGAATCTTTCTCCCGACACAGCAGAAGCATAACGCATGATCATGTATGGACTATATAAGGATCTCTCATGATCATCTATCCTATCATAGTAATCTTTGTTACGAAAGTCTATGGCTTTCATGCCATTTCTTAATTCAAAAAATTTTTTCTTTTCACTCATCTTCTTTCCATGTTAGTGCAAACACAGATGCGTGTTTGGAATTCTTAAAAGTTATTTCTATGTTCTTACCTCGCAATTGATAACCTTGTATGCTTAATTTCTTTTTTTTGGCATGGTCCATTATCCAATCGATATAATGCCGATTCATCAATACAGGTATCTCTCTGTCCTGTTCATCTGGGACTATGATAACAGGAGCTTCCATACGAACCACATTATCTTTTGTTTTTACCATACTGCTCCATATTCTAGAAATTCTGATTGTCTAGATATATCCTTGACAAAATATGCACAAGGGGGATTGTCATCATCTGTGAGAGGTACAGCCAATATTTGTCCTGATTTAACTTTAGGGAAGTACCATTTAACTTCCTGATATATGTCCACAATATCTACTTCAGCGAAAGTAGGTTTTGAATCTGTAATAGGATTGAACATAAACGCATTGAATCCTCGGTCATTTAAACTAGTCAACGGTAACACATGTAATTCTCCTTGCTCCGGATCTCCTATGATCATCTTCCAATCTAGAGGCATCTTGATCTTATACCGACCAATCTGTAACACCGCCGCCGGAGCATTGAATGATTCTAAGAATATCAATGGTATAAAGAAGTAATCTGGGTCAGCAGGATTAGAATTATCTAACACTGCAAATCTTAATTTATCATCCACATATTCTGGTATCTTTTCTAGTACGTATGTTTTATTTTCTAATGTGAGGATTTTCATAATTTATTATTCATTATATAAGATTTTAGATAATCAATCAATTTTTTATTAGGTTCTAATCCATAATGATGTGCATTTTTTCCTAAATAATCAATTTTTTCTTCTACGTGTTGTTCTGGGGTTAAATTTTGATACATAAAATCATTACCACAAAATTTGAATATGTCTATAATATTTTTATTTTTTGATAGAAATTTTCTTTTTTTAATACTAGAATAATTTTTTTTATTAAAATTATTACACATATCAAATATTATATGATTTATATTTTCATTTTTCAACCATCCCGAAAAAGTTATAATTTGTGTTAACATATTATTAAATGATGAGTCTTCATTATAAACTAAAGTTTTTAATTTTATCAGTTGATTAATTTGTTCAACATCTATTCTAGAATTAAATCGAGTATTCATTTCTTCATTGTTTTTTAATGGATCCATAGATGCACAAAGTGTCTCATCAAAAGCATTCCAAACATCATATTTTAATCCAATTGATTCATCATATCTGGTAATATGACTAAGAGGAAGTAGCACAAGATCTGGTGGTCCAAAAAATGATATCCATTCTATAACTGCTTTTATTTGTCTGAAAATCGAACTTCCTTGTTTGCTTATGTTTACTATTCGATCCACCCGAAATTTTTCCTTAACATAATTCTGTAAATTTATTAAAGAAAAAATTTCGCAGTAACTACAACCGCTTATTAAAATTGTTTTCATAATCTATCTTTTCTATATTATAAGGATAATTGGCCTCTTTATAAAATTTTTTTCTTTGTCCAAGATGTCTTTTTGCAAATTTACAACTGGAAGTTATATCCCAAATGTTAACGTGATCTTTATCTTCTGCTTTTCTTATACCCCTACCAATGCTTTGGATCACACGCACAAAGCTCTTTCCAGGTTCTATCAATACCAAATTAAAGATTCTAGGTATGTTTATGCCCACAGCAGCCACACCATAGGTAGCAATGATAACTTTGTGTTGTGCTATGGAAACTTCATCATAGTGTTCTTTTCTTTCGGTGTTCTTTGTAGATCCAGATATAAACACACTGTCTGGTATTTTCTTTTCTAATAACTCTCCTGCAGATATTCTATCCACGAGTATCATTGTGTTGCCTGTGGCGGCGATATCTTCTATGGTTTTTGCGATCCACGACATTCGAGTTTCGTCCGTGGTTAACCATTTTAATTCTTCTTGATAATTTTTAAATTCCGGATGGTCCTGAGTTTGTAATACATTAACATTACATTGTGCCAATACTCCTTTATCTTGTAATTCTTTGGCTGCTATCTTATTGGCCACTTCTCCTATGCTGCATTTTAATCCGTAGAATTCATAGTCGGCTTTCGGCACAGTGCCTGTAAGTCCCCAACGTATGCCACATCGGGCAAACGGTCCGGTCAACATTCTTTTTAACACATCTGCCTTCGCCATGTGCACCTCATCCACTATTATGGTATTGATATTTTCTATCGCTTCTAGGAACGCAGTCGTTTCATCATCTCGGCTTTTCTTTTCCAATACATTCAATGACTGCCAGGTGGCAATGGTGTTCTGTCGGCCTAACTCTTTTCGGTCACCATAATACACTCCTACATCCAAATTGCAAGCCAAGAAGTCATCTTCGGTTTGTGTGACTAGACTTTTGTTAGGTACAATGGTTAGAGTACGTCCATAATTCTCAACCAGTTTGCATAGAGCTGCTGTGATGATGGTCTTGCCCGCTCCTGTGGCAATCTCCTGAATGCACTGAGGATTTTCTAAAAATTTGTTTATGGTTTCCACTTGATAATCTCTCAACACTATAGGCTGTCCAGCACAAGGATGATTTTTAGGCCAGTTAATTGTTGATAGATAATTTTGATCAATTAATTTAAATTCAAAGTTGTGAGGAGTTCTTTGATCTTCTAATTCCACATACACTCCAGCATCTTCCAATATTGGCAGTATCTGCCCAACCAATGCTAGATAAGTGTTACCACCCAATCCAAAGAAACTGACTTTACCATCCCATCTGCCCAGTTTTACTGCTGGTAGATGTCGAGCATAAGGTATTTCAAATTTAAATTTGTTACTGAGATGCTTTCTATGTTCTAGAGAAAGATTTTCAAATTTAACATTTACTTCGTCTCGTATTACTAATTTGCATGAACTCATATAGATTGTAGTATAATGTCAGATGGCATCTGACTCATATAATACAACCTTTTTGGCAAACTTTCAACCAACTTGTCCAATGTATTGGTAGACATAGGCCATCTAGGATAATCCTGCAACATGAATGCAACTCGAGGCTTAATACCAGATTTCATAAGAGTTCTTGGTATTTTGTTTCTAACAAATATAATTTTTGTTGCAGCAGTAATTTTACGATTGTTAACACTGAACTCATACAGTTCTTGCCAGTCTTTGTATATTTTTGATCGTTCTTCTATCGGAGTATCTGCTCCATAAAAGAGGTCGGGAGATGGAAATTGTTCTATTTCAGGATTAGGATCGATGTTTATGGGACGATCAAATTCAAAACCAAAAGCGATATTATCCTGCGATATGCCCACAGATTCAAATGTTTTTAACCATTCATGAATTGAAACAATTTCTTCCTTAGACTGTATGTCTCCGCTGAATGGACAAATTGCTGGCAAATTACCCAACTCTATAATTGCTTCTAATAATGTTTTTTTATCATGTGTTTTTCTATCCACGAATAGATTAGTATTCAAAGAGTAGGCTATCTTCTCTGCTAGAGTGTTTGCTGGCAATGATTTATTCCTTACAGAAGAAATATTGAATTGTTTTAACTGATCTCTTTGTTTGATATAAGGTAATGATTGGCAATGTTCTTGCCAATATTCTGCGAGAGATTCAGGAGCGTTAATGAATCTTACGGAACTCTCATCTATGTCCGCAATAACGGGTTGATATTTTTTCTTTTCTCGTTTGATCTCCTCGTAATCTTCTAATATTTTTGTTTTGAGTATTTTAAAATCATATCTCACAGCAATTAGAGTAGCATAGTAGGCCACAGTGTCAGTGTAGTTCATAGTCCATTTTTTAGTCTCTCCATCATACAACATGGGAACCAGTTCTTGTGTTTTCTTTTTAAGACATCGTATCAATGCAATAATTTTTTCATTGTAAGGAAAACGCATCTCTAATATTTCTCGACCGTCTTCGGCTGCAAAAGTATCTATGCTTTTCTCAAAACTGATCACTCGAAAAGGTTGATCATAACGAGGATTGTTTATCAATTCATCTGCATCAAATCCAAATTTATTCAGCAGAGTTTTATATCTCTTTAGGAACATCATGGCTAGATTGGCCTGTTTCTCTGTCCAAGCATAAGGAGCATCAGCGAGACTCTGTATAGTTTTAAAATCTTTATCATGCACCCCAGAATTTTGAAAAATACCACCGGTATTATAGGCCAATATTCTGAGAGCAGCCTCCATGGATTCTATAATACGAAGAGGTATGTTTGAATTTGTCATTTTTAAGATAATTACAGTATAGCACGAAGCAAGAAAAAGTCAACAGTGATGGAACTTTTATGAGAAGGAAAAAAGCACTAAAATTAAGACGCAAAATACAAGCGGAAACACTCGGTCATAAAGGTCCTTATCTTACCAGTAGACGTGCCATAGATCTTTGGTTTCGTTATATTAATCGAGCAGTGTTCGATAATCACTTGCCTAATTTTGACAAGATTATAATCAAAAAATGGTTGAAGCAGGCCATGGGACAGGTGTGTGCTTATCCAGACAAAAATCCTAAAAGATTTGAATTGGAAATGTTAAAAAAATATAACACCAAGCGAGATTTTATAGAGACATTAGCACACGAGATGATCCATCTATACCAAATGAAATTGAAGAAAGATACTGGCAATCACAACAGCATATTCTATAGTTTTAGACCAAGATTTAAATTTATTGGCTTAGGACTTTCTTTGTAAATTCTTCGTAAGTTATTAATTGAGTGTTTCCTAAATCTGTTCCTGTTTGAAGATGGTGTAAGAATTCTGGGGGATTGTCGTGCACCACAGTGAAGTTGCAATAAGGACGTTGTTTTATCAGTGTTCGAAATTGTTTCAGCCATCCTCCAAAAACAAGATCGCTATGTCTTTCGTTATAAAAAATAGTGTCTTGATAGATATTATTAAGTTTATTTTTTCCGTATTCTCGAAAATCAAATCCTATGAGATGTATATTTTTATGACCGTGAACACAAGCCGTCCACATGGCCTGTTGGCCAGAAACCCAATGAGGATTATTGGGTATAAGATGTAGTTTTCCAGGATAACGATTAACTTCCAAAGAAGGAGCATAACATATGCATTTTTCATAAACTCGATCTTCTATTATGCCTTTGGTCATTTTTGAGTCAACCATGAACAAATAATCGGGGATAAAATCTCTATAGAGAGCGTTACACCCGTATATCTGCCCAGATGTTTTTAAAAGATTCAAATCAAATCCTTTCCTAGAAGGACCGTTGCCAATGATATAAGCATTTCCTTGAGGTACTGCTCTAACTCGATCTTCATAGAACGCAGTTTCCTGTATTTTTTTACCTCCTCTTATAATAGTTTTTACTACGACGGTCTCTCCTTTATAAGGTTTCCACTCTAGAGGAGTTATTTCTTCTGTATTTCTAATTTTTATATTTTTCATCTTATGTATTTTTCTTCAAGACGTTGTCTTATTCTAGCCCATGGCAATCCTTCACGTATCTCTGATACCGTCCATTCTGTATAAGCCAATTTATTTGCCCACTGTTGACGTTCGGGCATTGTAGGATTTTCTATTTTTGATAAAGAATGATTGCCCACATCATAGCATAGACTTGATTCGCTCACAAATACAGGTATACCATTGATAACAGATTCTATAGCTGGATTAGAAGAATAATTAATTACTGCCCAAGCCGACTTTAAAGTTTTTTTAAAATCTGTGTCATCATAGGTATTTAGATCTCTTTGTGGTTTTCCTATTTTAACGTTGGTATATTTTTTTTCGTTAAGATCAAATACATTTCTAGGATGTGGTCTCACCAATATTGGACGATCACTATATTTTCTAATCTCAATTATTTGTTGTTCAACCCAATCATTCATACTTGGTTTTTCTCTCCACTGATGACTAGCATCGTGTTGTCCACATATTATTATAGTGTTTCCGGTCTGTTTCCATGGTTTCATTTCTATATTAAATTTAGGCCATCTTTTATCATCAAACTTATCATTTGCAAAATCAGCATCTCTGTTTATACCATTGATACCTATTTTCCATGTGCTATTTCTTTTGAGACCTCCCACTTCCATTACAACAACAGGTTTATTACGTTCTTGAAAATTATTCCATATTTCTCTATTGGCAGACATTCTGCCAGACCATAATACAGACCAAATAACAGCAACATCACAGTCTTCATCTTTATTGATAGACATGTTTTCTCCTTTTGATCGTAGATGTTCTATAAAAGCATTAAAAACAGGACGGCTATTTAAACTGCCATTTTGTGGGAATATTGCTATTTTCATTTTAATGAAGGTGGAACTTTTTTCCAATAATCCACGTTCCATATATTTGCTGGAGCATCTTTCATGGGTGGTCTCAAATCTGCTTTGGCACTGCTGCCTAGTTTTTTTCTTTTGCCTTTCATATGATCCATATACAATCCTAATTCACTATTAATAAACACATGATGTCCTTTCACATTCTTACCGTAGCCAATATCATTTACCTGTATGTTGTATTTCTCTTGAAATTTTCTAGCTAGGTGCCAAAATACAAAACTATCATGCCATTCTAATAATTGAAATACTTCATTGGTAATGTATAATTTTTCCCATTCAGAAACAAATTCTTGTATGTTAGGATGTCTTAAATTATATCCCACAAACCCGCATTCGGGATATTTGCCACCATCTTTTAATGCATATCTTTCTCGACCTAGGAAAGTTAACATAGTATCTTTAGGTAGTAGAGTCTCAAGGAAATTTAATGGTACGGGTCTAAAAGTAAATGTATCAGCATCAATCCAAAGAACATAATCGTAAGCAGCAGAATTTCTCACAGCATTAATAACACAGAAAACTTTATTACTGAATCTCACAGCGTCCCAAAGAAAAGATCCTTTATTTTTATCCAATCCTCCTTGTTTTTTTAGAGCGGCCGGTCTTCGAACTCCATTCTCTATCTCTTGTAATTCTCCACATGCTATAGGATCATTTCTATGTTTGTTTTTAAATTTTAATAATTCTGGCTCGGCAGAGTTAAGATCTATCCAAGTAATTCTAGGATGATCATAGTTGGGTTTGGGCTCTTCAAGATAGACTACCAGATCCGTTTCATTTGGCCATTGTTCAGCGATGCTCTTGATACCTCTACCTGAATAGAGATCCCATGTGCCTGGCTTATAGGAAGTGATTACTTTAATTTTCATATTAAATATATGATATATTTACTTGGTATCAAATGCAACGAATTATTCACGATTTAACCTATATGCCCAAGGGTCATACAGGACATCTTTGTCCAACCAAAGACGTGGTTGATGCATGGCAAGAATTTTATAAAATATTTCCTTTTACCAATATGTTGCAATTTGGCTTCAACACCGGATGGAGCAGTGCATTATTCTTAACTATGTTTCCTGATGTAAAAATAACCAGTATAGAGATTGCAAAAACAGAAGCGGCTCAAAGAGGAGCGGAGATTTTAGAGAATAAATTTTTTAATAGACACCACATTGTGTGGGGAGACAGTCAAGAAGTAGGTAAAGAAATAATGGAAGGAAATAAAAAATTACCCTTAGAAAAATATAATATTGCTTTTATAGACGGAGGACATTCTGCTCCTGTTGTAGAGAAAGATATAGAATTATCTCTACATTTAGGAATTAAAAATTTTGTATTTGATGATGCACAATTACCTCAAATTAATTTACCAACATTAACTAAGTCTAGAAATTTAAGATTAATTAGTAAAAAAATTTATCAGGCAACAAAATGGAAATATTCGGGTTATCGTCCTTTAGGTAGTAAAATTATTCTTGCATATTATCAAAATCTTTAATTATTCCATACTATAACATTTAATCCAGTCTTTCATTACCCACGACGGAATTAAGGCTTTGCCTGCTTTTTGACTTACTGTAACTTGGTCTAATATAGACTTTTCTCCCATACTATTTGTATAAAAATTTTTTAAATTTTTATCGACATCCATAGTTAACCATTGTCCAATCGGTACGGTCCACCCAGTTTTTTGTTTGTTAATTATTGCATCGGGTAGTAATCCTTTATAGGCAATTTTAGTTAACAACTTAGTTTCGTGTTTATTTTTGCCTATTTTATAATTTGTTGGTATGTCTAGACAGTATTGCATAAACATCTTTGTAGTTAAAGGAAAACGACCTTCCATACCGAATGCCATACCATACTTGTCATTCCTAGCAAAGAATTCATTGGGCGCTTGTGCTACACAATCAAGAGCCATATAAGATGCTATTGGATCTGCAGGATTCCATAAAGTATCAGGATATAATTTTATCAATTCTTCTCTCAACACTGTTGCTGATAGAGTTGGTACTCCAACCACTAGTGGTCTTTTTATTCTTTTTAACCATTTATCTATAACGTCACTCCAAGAATTAAATCTTTCATCTCTCATTTTCCAATACTTAGGATATCCTCCTAATATCTCATCTCCCATATCTCCTGCCATGGTTATAATCGTGCTTGCTTCGGATAATTTACGATTAGTGTGATAGTACATGCTCATGCTAGGATTATATACAGGTTGCTCCATGAAATAGATACTATTATTCCATGATGCAATAATGTCGTTAGGAGTAATAATAATTTCGTTGTGATTAAATTTTTCTTGCTCTGCTAATATTTTTGCACAAGCAGCATCGCTATTATAATCTTCATCGGTTACGACATTGGGTTCCATTCGATTAGTAAATGTATTCACTGCACCGTGTATCTTCATCATCTCATAAGCTACCACACTGCTGTCTAATCCACCACTGAGAAATACTCCCATCTGTCTTCGTCCTATGCTACACATCTGTACAGTCTTTTTAACTTTATCTCTAAATTCACCAGGATCAAAAGATCCGTTGGATCTAGGAGTGATATAAATTCTCTCTGATGATTTTATTCTTTTATTTGTGCAATCATATGTGATTGTTTCTCCAGGCATTAATTGTTTTATGTTAGAAAAGAATGTGTTTCTGGTAGCATTAATACCTGTGAGACTCATACAACTGATTGCTAACTGATCTATCCTTCTAGAGTTAGGTACTCGATCTAACATACCTTTTATTTCAGAACCAAATATCAACCCTTCTTCTGTTTCAGCGTAGTACAGAGGTTTAATGCCAGCGTGATCTCGACTTAATATAAGTTGTCTTGTTTGAGTATTATAATAAGCAAAGGCATGCATACTATCAATTTGCTCAATAAATCTTACACCGTAATAATCCAATCCCCATGCTAATAATTCTGTATCACATGAGGTCTTGGGTTGAAATTCTCTATATTTTTTTATTAAATCAAAATAGTTAAAGATCTCTCCATTATAGATTAATATGTTACCTCTGCCAGTGCTCCATGGCTGATGAGAGACTTCGGGTTGATCGGTTATACTTAAAAGATTATGTCCTAAAGTAATATAGTCGTCGTTCCAGATATCGTGCCCATCTGGTCCTCGATGTTCGCAAATCTTTATATATTTTTCTACAAATTCTCTATCTCGTTTGGTTATACCATATATGCCGCACATATTATAATCCTAATCGCTGTTTAAATCTACGAAACACCGTACCGTTTTTAATTTCTTCAGTGGTCCACATTTTATATCCTAAGTCATTCAACCATTGTGTCCTATCAGGATATTCTGGTGATTCTATTTTGGTTAAATCTTTATTGGCCACCGGCCAGCATATCGCTAGATCTGAAGTACAGAAGGTGGGTATACCTCTCACACAACTGTCTGTGCTAGCTGTTGAATTGTGTGTCACCACTGCATGACAATTAGCAATTGCTTCTTGAAAATTATATCGATAATATTTTTTTTCATCGCCCGACCAAAACTTTTTATCTCCTATAATTAATTCAACATCTTGTGGAAATTCTTTTCTTCTATCTTCCATTACAGCCATATGATTAGGATGTGGCCTCACTAAAAATTTTTTAGAAGTCAACGGTCTTAATATTTTATAAACTCTATTAAACCAATCAATAGGATCTAATTCATTCATACTCCAGTTGTCTTTAGGTTGCAGCACAAATAGTATTGGATCTTCTGGGTTGGATTTTTTCCACGGATCGTTCTTAATACTCCATAAGTTTTTCATCATTTCCCAACGATCTGGTGGAGAGTTATCTGATAGGAAATTGCCGTTATTCATAGGAGAATATAGAGCCACTCTCCAGTGATGACGTGGATGATCCACTGTGTTTCCAAAACTGCTCAATAGACCACCATCGAATGTGATAATATAGATACCTTTCTCTTTGGCACGTTCTACTAATTCTAATCTTCTGCCTTTGGTATGATGTCTTTGATTCGTACCTCCATAACCAAACATACAACCAATTGGCGCTGTGGGTTCCATTTCTCCTTTGATAGTTGGACCGTCTAGTTTTTCATTCACAATGATAGGATTATCTCCACAAGCTCGTATTCCTTCGGCCATGTGTTTAAGAAGGTCCCAGCTGGCTCCTCGACGCCTATCTTTTACTGTCCTTCTAAAAATCTCAACATCCATCTAATATACTCCACATCCATTTGTTGCTCATTTCTTCTTTTGTGAATTGTCCATATGCCAGCGAGTAATAACACGGCTCTCTGTCTACATATTTAGGTGTTTCTATTTTTGAAAAATCTTGTTCTGCTATAGGCGCACAAGAATTCATGATATCTGTGAACACAGGTATGCCTCTTGCTGTAGCTTCTATGGTTATGTTGCTGTTAAATGTTACAATAGCATGTGTGTTGTCCCAATCAATTGGTGTTGTTGTGTCTTCGGTATCATTGGGTCCTGGCATTAGTCGACCCAATTCGTCAATCTTACTATCTGGGTTATAACCTTTATTTCTTATAACTATCTCTCTATCAGTATTGGTACGAAGTGTTTCTAAAGTTTTAGATAACCAATTTTCCTGTTCAAACATAACCGCCATACTGTGTGTGGGTGGACACACCACAATTTTACGACCACCTTTCCTCCATGGTTCTATTTTGAATGGAAAATATTTTTTAAATCTATCACTGGGTCTAGCTTCTAAGAAATTTTTTACATGACCATTTTTAGTTATTCTCATCAGATACGGTTCGCCTCGACTTTCTCCCCAATAAGGTCGATCCATGAAATAAAAATCAATTTTATTTTTTTGAGCCCAATTATAGACTATGTTGGTGCCTCGTAATATTCCAAGTAATACGACTTTTTTTGCATCTCGTTGTTGTATCAATTGATTCCATGATAAAATTCTTGATCCTGGTAATCCTTGATGTATCCAATTTATATATTTTTCTGTAGCAGGTCTGTCAGTTTTACTTAGGTAAATCATTATTATTAATTATTTGTTTTTTCTATCGCTTAAATATAAAGATTGTCATGAAGAATCTCATAATTCAATATTATATAGATACCAAACTATATACTCAACCAAATTTCAATAATCTTGGTCCTAGTCCCGCCGAGCAATATTCTAGCTATAGTTTTCAATTGTATTGTAAAAAATATTCAATCGACTATATTAAAATTACCAAACCTAAATTAGAATTTAAACATCCAACTTGGGAAAGATTTGATCTATGGTTAGATCGTTCATGGTGGAATAGATATGATAGAATACTATATGTGGATAGTGATGTTTTTGCGTTGCCATATGCTCCAAATATATTCAATGAATATCCGGATCTAGATACTTTTAAGGGAGCAAGATATGAAAAATATAGAGGAGGAACAGCACAACAATGTAAAGAAATTACTAAAAATATTAGTTTATTTCAAGACATAAATGGAGAAGATATAAAAGCAAAATTTATACAACCGGGAGTATTCATGTTGAACAAAAAATGCACAGAAGATATGTTACCTTACATTAGCCGATATAAAGATATTACAGATAATAAAATAGACGATGGTATGTTTTTAAATTATTGCATAGTAAAAAGCGGAGTATCTTCCAAAGACATGATTCCAAATTGGAATTTTAAAAACAACGGTTGCGAAAAGTTTAATAAAAAGTTTACATATTTTTTACATGCTGCCGGGGGGAAAAAACATAAAAAAGGTAATATGTGGAACGTGTTGTCCAATCTTTATCCAGAAATAAAAATAGATTTTTCACAGTTTGTTAATTAATTCAAATAGCACAGATGGATTAACAGATATGTTATTAAAATCTTTTTTTCTTTTAACTCCTTTAACTTTGTTTCCTCTAATTGGCACTTTTTTTCCTAATAACACATGGTGAGATAATCCCAGGTGATGGCTTAGGATAGGGTAAACTTTCTTTTCTAACAATTCTTTTTGACTTATTTCTACCACTTTTGTTCCTGGTTGGCACCATAGTAGATTAGTTAATCCGGCACCGTGTGTAGATATTACATGACCGGCCTCTGAAAAAAGTCCTATCTGTTTTTGTGTGCTCATTCCAGTTAGCGTTATTGTTTCCCAGCCTTGCAGAGCCATGAACACCTCTTCGGCGTTGATCAATTTCCTTGCAGGTGCATCATCTCTGCTGATAAAGATTTTTCTAGTAGGGTTTAGTTTTCTACCAAATTTATGTCTCAACCATTTCACTGCGTCAGGCACTGTTATACCGTCTTCGTGATTACTCATAGAAGGGGCCAATAGATGTGCAAATTTCCATGTGGTGTTTTTAGGCATCACATAATATCTTAGATCTGGAAATAATTCTTTGGCTACACGATCAAAATATTCACTAGGACTACTCAACACATAGATAAAATCTGTGTATTTGAGACTGAAATATTTTTCTATTAATCTAAACTTTGATATTACATCAATCCATATGTGCCAGGCATTGTTAGCACTCTGCTCGTCGATAGGTAACCATACGTATTTGTACTCTTCAAAAAGTTGTTTGCTAGGAGCAGGTAGAGATATATCTACATTCTCTCCCCAGGTCTGCCATAATCCGTGAGTCTTGTGTGGTTTATATCGAGTATTGTGCAACAATGGCCAGATATGTGAAGTGATCATATGATTTTCATTAGTGATTATCAATGGTAGACTGTGTGTCACACAATCATGAAATTCTGCTATAAAAGTAGGATTAGTGGTAAAAGTTTTCTTAGGAGCAGCAGGATGATAATCCACAGTGTATTGATATGGTACATCCAGAATATCGAAGCGTTCTTGGAAGTATTGTATGGTCGATATGTTTTTTACAATCATTGTATTTTCTATAATTATACTATAAAATAGTACAGATGTTAACCATATACGCACCTCTAGAAAATACCAAAAGTAAATGCTGGGAAGTGTTTGATGGAATCAAGCAGTCTTGGCCCACCGCGGTTAAGATAAAGAGTAATTTGGAAAACACAGCAGAATCTCCTGCAATGTTTTGGGGATTTGTTAATAACAATATCGATCTTGTACATCAGTTAGAGCAGCAAGGTTTAGATTATTGGTACACCGATACTCCTTATTTTGGAAGGTTTGATAATAACAATTTAAAAGATGATAATCATTATTGGAGGATTTGCAAGAATCAAATACATGCTAGATATTGGAGAGATTGTCCCCCGGATAGATTTGATAAGTTTAATTTAAAAATTAAGATGAGAGATAAAAATCAGGGCGAGTATATTCTTATTTGTCCTAGCAGTATAGTCATACACAAATATCTTAAAAAAACCAATTGGTTAGATAACACTATAAAAGAAATAAAAAAATATACTGATCGTCCTATCAAGATAAGAGAGAAACCCAGGAAGGCTGGGACATCTGGTCCGGCTGTGGCCGATGTGCCGTTAGAACAAGATTTAAAGAATGCGTGGGCTTGCGTGACCAGTTGCAGCATCAGTGCCGTAGAGGCAGCATTAGAAGGGGTGCCAATATTCAGTGATCCAAAAAGTTTTGCTTGGTCCGTATCATCGTCTAGCCTAGCCGAAATAGAAAATCCATTATATGTAGATCCAACGGAATGGTTATATTCATTAGCTTATCAACAGTTCACCCCTCAAGAATATGCTAATGGCAAGGCAATCAGTATTTTAAAAGAAATCAGAATGTTATGAATATAAAAATAGGAATAATTAATATATAATGAAGATTTTTATAACAGGTGTTGCTGGATTTTTAGGATCGCATTTAGCAGATCTAATGATATCTAATGGTCATCAGGTAGCCGGTAATGATAACATGATCGGTGGATACAGCGATAATATACCAGAAGGTGTAGAGTTTCATCAGATTGATTGTCGAGACTTAGATAAGATGACAGAAGCCATGCGAGGCAGCGACATAGTGTATCATTGTGCCGCTACTGCCTACGAGGGGTTGAGTGTATTCAGCCCACTGTTAGTAACTCAAAATATATTTGAAGCATCAGTATCCACAGTGACAGCAGCAATAAAGAATCAAGTTAAAAGATTTGTTTACTGCAGTTCTATGGCAAGATATGGAACCAATCAGGTGCCTTTCCGCGAAGAATATGAGCCCAAACCACAGGATCCATATGGCATTGCCAAAGAAGCAGGCGAGAGAGTGATTAAAAATTTATGTGACACACACGGCATAGAATGGAATATAGCAGTGCCACACAACATTGTAGGACCTAGACAGAAATATGATGATCCTTTCCGAAATGTAATGAGTATTATGTTGAATAGAATGTTACAAGGTAAAGCACCTGTAATTTATGGGGACGGAGAACAGAAAAGATGTTTCAGTTATATCGATGACTGTCTTTATTGTTTAAATGAGCTAGCATTCAATGAGAATGTCAAGGGAGAAATAATCAATATTGGCCCAGACGAAGAATTTGTAAGTATTAATCAACTATCAGAACTGTGTGCCAATGAAACAGGCTGCAACTTGGATCCTATACATTACGAGGACCGACCGAAAGAAGTAAAACTGGCCACTTGCTCGGCTGACAAAGCTCGTCGATTGTTAAATTATCGTACCACCACTAATTTAAAAACTGCTGTAAAGAAAACCGCAGATTATATACGACAAAGAGGCACACGAAAATTCAAATATCATCTTCCTCTAGAAATAATCAGTGACAAGACTCCTAAGACCTGGAAAGATAGATTAATATGATATCAATTTTATGTCCGTCTAGAGGACGCCCGAAGCTCGCTAAAAGAATGATAGACACTGCCTATAAAACAGTTAGCCAATCTAACAATATAGAAATATTGTTATATCTAAACGAAGATGATACAACGTTGGATGATTATAAAAAATATATTGATAAAAAATATTACACAATAGGACCTAATCAAAGCACTTGTTATAGTTGGAATCAATTAGCTGAAGCGGCCAAACACGATATATTATTTTTAGCAGGCGATGACATACAGTTTATGACTAAAAACTGGGATCTCAATATTATTAAAATTTTTGAAATGTTTCCAGATAAAATTTGTATGGCAGCACCATTCGATGGCAACGGCAAAGGAAATGGAAATGCGTTATTGATACACGAAGAGCCTTATCAATTAAAAGAAAATGAAAGAGTAGGCAGTCCGCACTTTGCTGTGCATCGAAACTGGATGAAAGCACTCGGCTATTTTGTTCCTCCATTTTTTTGGCATTGGTATGTAGATACCTACACTCAAAAAGTTGCTGCAAAACTTGGTCGTTGTTTTTTTCTAACTAAAACATTAGTTCAAGCAAAAAAAGTTTTCGATGATACTGCAGTATTAGTTAGAAAAAATTTAAATATTAACATTCGAGATAATTATGTTTGGGAAAAAGTTCGAGATCGACATTTAAATGCAGATGTAAAAAAATTACAAGAATTTATAGATAGTTATAAAAATTAATTTAACAAAATTCTAATTTTTTCATTAGCAGATTCGCCAAAATATATTTCACAAAAAGGAATTTTCATTATACTTTTTCTAGGTCTGACATGAAGTTTATTTTCTTTATTTAAAATTAAAATATCATTACCTAGACAAGACATGACCTTATCTTTTCCTTTCATCGAAAGATTTAAAGAATTATCGGCTTTTTTGTCTGTTCTTTGTTTAAAAAACCAATAACCTACGTAAGGATTATTTTTTTTTAAAATAGGTTGTTCTATAAGATTCTCATGAAAATAAACTTCAATATTATTTTCTTCAATAAATTTTTGCCAATGTATATGTTCTATATTATTCCATTGTTCGTATAATCTTTCATATATTTTTAAAGAAATAAATTTTTGACAATAGATATGCACAAAAGGCATTGTATAACAGTGTTTTTTTTCTATTTTCCAAATATCTTCTATCATGATGAGAAAAGATTTATTAATTCTTTCTTCCAAATATCAGCGTATTCGCAATTTCTGTAATTTTCAAACCACGGACCACCTTCAGTATAATGTAATATTTTTGGAGAGCCATCCTGTGGTTCTTTGTACCAACCCACTAACCAATTATATTCGTGGGGTAGAGATCCTATGTCCGAATCTTCTAACCAATTAAATCTATGTAAAAATTTACCCGTTTCCTTATTCAATAATTCTGGAGTAAGAATTTTATTTTTAGGATGAGCGCAATTCCACAATACCATAGAGCTCCAATTTTTTCTAGGATATGCCAGTTGCATTTGTCCATCCATTTTGACACCTTCTGGGGGAGTGTAATCGTGTTGCACACATACCACTGCTTTGCTGTCATCACAGTATTGTTTTAATTCGTCGGCATCTATTCGCCAAACAAAATCACAATCACAGAATACTGCCCATCCTTGATAATTTTGCAGATACGGTATAAAGAATCTTGTAAATGTAAATTCTGTGCTGGCAAGTCGATCTATTTCTCTAGTATAAATTCCAGCTTCTCTAAGAGTTTTCATTTTTAGAGGTTCTACTTCGGTACCTCTATTTCTACGTTTTATAGAATGCTCGCACACTTGATATGTGATATCTTCTCGAGGATCATAACCTACATATACTTTCATAATTTTCCTTCCTCTCGCATTTTCTTTCTAATATCTGTGGCAGAGATTTTTTGTATATTCTCTGGCAAAACAATCTCTTCTATCTTATAACCAACTCCTCTGCCATAACAAATATTAGTTATATTTGGTACTAGAGTTATTCTAATTCTGTTCTTGTAAGGTGTTAATGCTTGTTCTATATTCTTTTTAACAGTTTCAAAATCAAAAGGATTGTCTCCCACATTTTGCACATCGCGAACCTGTATGTTTACCTGTCCTGTTTTTTTAACAATCTCTTCAAACAGAGCCTGATGTCCTTCGTGCCACGGTTGCCATCTGCCCAACATTTGGGCTGTGGGCCTACGATTATCCCAAACATACTCTTGTATTTCATCTGCTATTCTTAGTGACCACAACTCTGCATTCTGTGTAGGCACTCGAAAATCATATTCCTGTGGAGGCACAAACATTTGATTAGTGTCTTCAAAACGTCCTTCTTTAATGGTATCTATCCATACAATATAATCAGCAGCAAAATCTTGTCTAGTTTTTTCAGTAGGACAAACAAAGTCTGCAATCACATGTCGACCACTATCTAATCCTTCTTTTGCTAAATGTTTCATTCTCTCTGCTTGTCTTATTCTGCCTTCAAGAGAAAAATCCCAATCGTTAGCTTCTGCTCTCACTCTGTCAGCATTCAGCCATACAGCACCTAATATATTTGCTAGTTTATCGGAGAGATAACTCTTGCCCGATCCTGGCAAGCCCATCACTAATATTTTTTTATTTTTTGCCATTGATGATTTTATGTATGTGTTGCCAATTATTTACTCGGATAATATTTTCATCTTCTAAGCCTTGGTTGTAATCATGATTATATAATAATGGTCTTAAACCATATTTTAAACCTTTTTTAGCATTAGTCCATTTATCTTCCACCCACCATAAACCTGTGCCGTGAAATTCCGCCAATGCTGCATCTTTGTGATCGCCAGTTTCTAATATAAAAAAATTTGTGAATACAGTATCACCAAATAATTCTGCTAGTCTTCTTTTCCTTAATTCCTGTGCCGGTATGTCAGATGTTTGTGATGTTATAGGTATAAATGTCCACCCTTCTGCATGTAATAATTTTACCCAAGTTTGTGCATCGGGCATTGGCAGTTGTGTACTCATCCATGCACTTTTATTAAATTCTCTAACTAATTCTCGAGAAAGATCTTTGTGTATGCCATATCGAATACTCATATCGTATTCATGATCTGTGTTCTCTAATTGAGGAAATCCTTTGGTAGACATCCATTTACTAAAATGGTCTTCCCATTCCAATAGTACACCGTCAACGTCTGTGAGTATTATTCTATCTGATCGTGGCATCTTCCATTCCAGCCACTCGTAGTTTAACTATGTTAGTTAACTGCCATTGTTTTTGATCTAATCCTTTGGTTATGCCCAACCATTTATTTCTTAATAGAGCAAACTCATTGATAATTTTTTCCATATCCACTACATCTGCCTCTCCATCCACATACTTGTCAGCATCTCGAGATGTTAATGCTCTATTGTAATTTTCTAAAAATTTCTTAAATGTTTTGGATCTTAATCTTCGATTTTCTATGTTAAGATATTCTAATATGGCTTCTATCTCTTGTAACTGATTGAATCTTTGCTCGACCACTCCCGGCAAAGATGCTGCTGCCTTTTCAAGATTTCCAAAGATGTATATTTCTTTTCTTGCTGTTTCTAGTTCCTGATCAAAATGTTTTATACAATCAGGTATTAAACTAATATCCTGACTTACTTTTGTATACCAGCTCATTATTCGTCGTATCCGTCTTCTTCTTCATCATCAAACACGCTCTCAATTGCTTCTTCTAATTTTTCATCATACTCTCCAGCGGATTTGATCACTTTAGTGGGAACACCAATATCTACCAGTGTCTTAATAAAGTCCACGGCACAGTCTACTTTCTGTCTATCAGGCACATAGTGACTGATTGAGTTCCATATCTGTTCTATTTCTTCGTGTGTAAATTCTTGCATTAATTTTTATCCTGCCAAAGTGTTTTAAAAACTCTTTTTTTCTTTTTACTATCCCAGTAACCGTAGTAACCTGCAATTTTTTTATTTTTTTTCTTTTTCATAATTGAAATATTGTAATAATTAAATAGGTAATCAACGATGTTCCTCCTATCCATAAAACATCTGACCACATTCCTTTATTTTTTTTCTTTTTTAGTTTCTTTCTCATCTTCTTTTGGTTCTGGTTTTTTAACATTTTGATAATCGTTCATTATCATTGTTAATTTATCTCCATCCCAGTCTTTTCTATATTCTAGATGTTCTTTGCCTTTGCTGTCCACATATTTTAATCTGTTTCCAGATTGAACCAGTACTCCTTGTTTTTCAAAAAGATCAACCAACCCAGAATAAGGATCCATACCTGTGTCATATGGAATTTTAACCTGCACACTCTCAAAAGGTTTAGCATAACGAGTCTTCATAACTTTACATGCTGCTCGAATACCTCTCACTTCTGAAATTTTATTACCCGCTTCGTCTTCTTTTAATTTTAATTTTTTCATTGCTATCACAATAGAAGAAGCATAGATAAATCCCTGACCTCCAGATATTTTATCATCTGGATCAAACATATCCTGTGATGCATACGTGTGATTGGTTGCTATTAATCCTACATTGTAGGACCCAAACATATTCACGCAGTTTCTAACCAGAGCTGTCAGCGCCTTGGGTTTTCTTCCTAAATCACCTTTCATCTCTCCTGCTTCAAATTGATTCACATCTGTGGGAGTCAATAACATACCCAAAGAATCTATCACAAATAGAATTTTGGGTGCATTCTCTCTATTTTCTAAATTTTCCTCTTTGTAACCTTTCATGAATTCTGATATGGTTTTAGCCACATCATCCACCATTGAAAGACTCAATTTTAATAATTTCTTCTCATCAGTGTCCACACCCAATGCCTGCAACCAAGACTCGTCTAAAGCATTCTCAGTGTCAATTAGAATAACATAGATACCTTGTGCCTGTGCATTCTTGATTATGTTGCCTGACGCTATGTAAGACTTACCTGCACCCGACTCTCCCGCCAGTACAGATACTTTTCCCAGAGGAATACCTTTGTTGAAATCCCCTGATATCAAATAGTTTAATGCGTAATTACCTGTGGAAATCCAGTCTGTGGGATCATTAAATCCTAAACCTAAACCTTGAATTGATTTTGTAATACTTTTTCTAAATTTTGTTGCGTCAAATACTTTTGTCATTTTTATTCCTATGTTCTTATATTAACACTAATTGGCTCCAGTGTCAATATGCTGGAGCCAAAAGGGAAATTAGTGTTATTTGCTTTGTCTTGATCTGATCAGTTTCAAGATATCCTCTGCTCTTTTAGCGCTATCAGTGGATGGCTGAGGTGCTGCCGCAGCAGGAGCCGCTTTTACCTCTTCTACTTTGGTAACAACAGCTTCTCCGTCAACTGTAGCAGTTACAGAAGATGATCCGTTTGCAGAACCATTTGCTGTAGCTGATACTCCAGCTGGTCTGAAATACTGACCATATTTTTCTAGATCATAAGCTTCACCTTCTACAGATTTTTCAAATAATTCTTTGATTATTTTTATTTCTGCTTCAGTGGGTTTCTTAGGTCTGAAGTCTGAAAGATTAAACAACCCAAACTTGTCAATAGCTGCTCTCTCTGCTTCGTCCAGAGCTCTTTCTCTTCTGCTCCATTTTGAAGTAGAGTAATCAGCATATCCACCTTTGGATGTTTTGTGATCCTAAAATCTACACCTCTCACAGAATCAGTTGGTAACTCTTCCATTTCTGGATCCAGTAACGCGGATCTGATTATGTTGAAAATTTGTGGACCAATGATGAATCTTCTTATTGGATTCTCTGGTGTTTTGTCATCGGACAATGGATTTTGTAACACAAAACCTTGGAATATGTAACTTTTCTTTTTCCAATACTTTCTGCCCATGTCTTCCATTGACTTGTCTTTAAACCACGGTCTAACCTCGGTTAGCACTGGGCAGGTCTCACCATACATTTCCATGCATGGTACTTGTACTTGCACTGGTCTTGAATCCGCTTGTCCTTTGATCCCAGCAAAAGGCAATTTAATCATTGCTCTTTCGGTCCAGAAAAAAGTGTTATTTGGATCTTTGTCAGGTAAGAAACGAACTACTGCTTCTTGATTTTCCTGTATGTTCCAGTGAGGGTAGATGGCGTTGTCGCCGCCTGTTGATGAAGTGGAGCGATTCACTTCTTGAGATTTTAACCTCGCTCTTATTTCAGCTAGTGTAGCCATAATGTAAGCCTCCTAATGTGCCTATGTTTGTTTTATATTTGCCTAATGTATATTAGACATAAAGAATAATATACACACTTATTTATCAAAGAGCAAGTGAATTATTTTATTATTTCTACCAACACATCATCGTGTCTATTGGTAATATTTCTAAAATCGTATATTTTTGCACTGCTGTGCAGATCGATAAATGTTTGTTTAACTTCGTCTATAGAAACTATATCTTCTATGATATATAATCCACCAGTTCTAAGTTTAGGAAATAATATATTAAAAGATTTTATTTGATCAACGAGTTTGTGAGAACCATCATCAATTACTATATCAATATCGTTGGGTATTTCTTTATATGTGGAAATATCATTGGAACTACCTATAATTACTTTACATCTATTGTTATAATTTCCTATATTTTTCCAAGCAGGTCTCTTATCAATACCGTATATTGTGGCATTTGAAAAATAGTCATGCCATAAT